AATCCATTAATCAATTCTTCAATAACATAATTATAATCAATATCAATATTGTTATAATAATCACAAATTAATGGTAATTTATCACCAACATTAAAATCACATGTTTCATAAGGATTTATAAATGTGAATTTGTTGTGTGGAATTAAAATATCATCAGAACTATAAAGAGTTTCATTAAATTTGAAATTGATATTAATTTTCAAATTATCCAATAATAGTTTTTTTCTAAAATTGCTAGAATCAAATTTTAATAAATCATCCTTAATTTCTTCATTTATATTTGGTATGAAATGAAACGTTTTTAAATATTTTTCACAAATGTTTTTAAATTGGAAATTATTCTTTTCTAAAACACTATTAGAAATATAATTACCACCAACCCATAATGTTGTTGCTGGAATGAAATTACTTAAATTCTCAACCCATTTATTAGAAGCTAAATTATAAAAATCACTAATTTTATTAACTTCATAAGGTGTGTAATAAATTTCACTTTTATATTCTTGATTTAATACATCAAATTTTAAATTATTTTTTTTATACTTTAAGGTTGATATATTTTCATCATACGTTTTATTTATTGTATCAATAAATGTTGGTAAATCAGTGCTATTAGCTAATATAGTTAAACTATTATTATATATTTTTGATTTGTTATATATATCACTATTTATTGCATTGGATGTCTTTAAGAAAATTTCAATATTTTTTCTATTTAAAACATTTTTATTGTTATAAGATGTTAATTTTCTATCTTTCCCATTATTTAATGTATATCCATAATTTAAATTTGGTATTGACCTGAAAGCATCAAAATAATCTTCACCATAAGTGAAATCTTTGTTTTTTGTTATTAATGTTTTTGTTCTTCCAGTTAATACACTTAATGAAGTATCTAATTCCAATGAAGATGTATGTGATATATTTTTTTTATACCACCCAGCACCTTTTTGGAAAAACACATCACTGTTATTAATTGATGATGGAAAACCATTATCATCAATTGGATATGAATCTCTACTTGAAAAATTATTATTAATTGGATATGTTTTTATTACATATTCACCATTAATATATTCAACATCATAAGTTTCTTGATTTGATAAAACATTTAAAATATCATTTTCAACATCAGCAGTTTCTAATGGTTTATCTATACTGTATGTTAATTCATTTATTTCAAGAAAATCTGTTGGTACACCAATTAATTTTAAAAATAACCTTATTGATTTCTGCGTACCTTTTGATTTATATAAAAACCATAAATTTATTAATAGGTTTCTTATGAATAATATTTCATTATTATATTTTTCAATATCATTTATTTTATAATTTAATTCATTTGAAATGAAATTAATGTCATAAAACCCATCATAATCAAAACCTAACATTAAAAGAAATTCTTTCAAATAAATGTTAGGTATATTATCTAATCCATCATAAGTAACATTTCTAACTAATCCAATATTATCAATATAACGTTTAATTTTATCAAAACTTTGACCATATATTTGAAAAATCATTTCAGCTTTATGGTCAAGTGTATCATATTCAAATAATTGTGGTGCAGTTAAAAAACGTATAATTAAATTTGATTTATAATTATCAATTGATTCAGATATTCCATTTAATTGTTCAAGATATTCATCATATTTTGAACCAACTATTTCAATATTGTAACCATCTGATGATAAAGGCCAAGTAACATATTCATCTATTACCCCATCATCAGTTGGTGTTTTGAATTTTGCTGTATAAATTGGGTTTGATGACCTATCTAACAAACATCTATCTAAATCACTTAAATTTTTAAAATAATCATCAACAATATTTTTATTTAATTTAATAAAAAATTCAATATTTGTATTACCCCCGGAAAATGGTTTCCCTTTAACAGTTAATGTGAATACATTATTAATAAAACTATATTTTGTTATATCATATTCATTATTATCAATAGAAATAACATAATTTGAATATGATAATGGTAAATTACGATAATTATCAACATTCACATTTAAATTGCTCAATTCAACATTGAAAGGATTCTTTATATTAAAATATGAAATTTTAAGCGTTGTTGTATCTCTTTTCCCGTTATATGTGATATTAAATGCTGTATATGGTGAATGTTTAATTATTGTGTTATTTGTTACAAATATGGCACTTGGAAATGTTAATAATATATTATTTATTGAAACACGAATCCTTTCTTTCAATGAACCAAACATTGAAAGATTTGTGTCATTACTATTATTGAATTTAACATTTTCACTTTCATTATCAGACAATAAAATATCATCTAATGATATAAAATCACTATAATCATTAGATGAAAAGTTTTTATTATCTTTTTCTGGGATAACTTTATCAAATTCGAAATTTGCATTGGTTAATTGTGATGTCCCATCAGTGATTTGAAAACCTACTAAATTATCTGAAAATGTATCAGCACCACTTGCACCATTTTGTATTACTTTATTCATTTACTATATCGTCAAATGTTTTTGTTTCATCAATTTGGTCACGTTCTTCACGAACCTCATATAATGATTGATTGAAATCATCTTTAATTTCAAATAAATTGTATTGTTTGTAAATATTTTTATCTGAATCATAAATGGTATAAATACCATCTTCAATTGATTTAGTTTGTGAACCATATAACGCATTTGCTAATGTACCAGCATTATGTTCTACCATCTCAATTTGTACTGTTGTCGGGTCAAAGAATGTATTAGATAAATTTATTGTTTGATTTGGTGTTCCAATAAATGGTATAACACTTGGTCTTGTTGATACTGATGCTGATGGTGTTAATGTTAGAAAAACTAAATTTGTTGCTTTATCAGTATATCTATATCTAATTGATTTTTGCGTGCTATTATTGATATTTGTTGTTACAGGTTCGCAATAAAAATTAGATGTAACTATTCTAAACGTATTAGGTAATTTTTTATTACTTAATGTATCAATATATTCAATTCTATAACCAACTAAATTTTGTGGTGTAAACTTTTCTTTATCTGAAGCTGTTAATTTGCTATTATTCAAATCAATTATTAAACCTCTAACACTTGGCAATGATGATAAAACACCACAATCTGATATTACTGTTTTAATAACTTTTGGCCTGATAAATAATGTATAAAAACCTAAATTTGAAAAATCTTGTGTTTCCAGTTTTAAATTATACATACCACCCAATAATTCATTATTAACCGCTGTAACATCATTTGTTGTTAAAGAATTATGAAAAACCGGGGTTAATATATTAGTAGCATCCAATTTTTTTAAAATTGGCACTTCATTTGAATTTAATGTCTTACTATAATGATAAATTATTTCAATATCATCAACGCTAACATCAGATACTCTTTTTGTTCCGTAACTTCCTATTGCCATATTTATAAATATTTAATTTTGTTTTTTTATTGTGAAATAACCATTTCCATAAGTTTCCAATTCACCAAGATTATCAATTTCAGATAATCTAAAATTCATTTCAGAAATATCAGCTTTTTCACGGTCAATGTAAACATCTGAATAAACTTGTGGTTCTTCAATAAAACATAAAAAGAATTCATTTCTAGTTAAACCTAAAACCTCAACTTTGTTCTGTTCATTATTGAAAACATAAAAGAAATCTTCTTTTGTGAAATTACTTGTTGAACCTGTAATAATTGTTGTACCATCATATAAATCAAAATAATTTAAGTCATCTATCGTATATCCAGTACAAACAATATTCTCATTATTTATATTAATTGTTGTAATACTAACACCATCATATTCATCACTTCCATATTTTTTCAATTCCTCAATTCTACTTGATGACATTGCAACATATTTTATAATTGTATTACCAGTGTAAGGATAAAATATACTATTTTCATTAATATACTTACCACTATCAACATCATCTAAATATTTTTGATTAACCTCAATTTCATTAAATGGTAAATTATAAATTACCTCACCAAAAGTTGTTGGATTATAAACATATTCGCTATTTTCAATATATTTTTCAATTGTTTTAATTCCTGTTGGTAATGTTAATGATAAGGTTACAATACCCCCCTGAAAATCGTGTTTTATTGCCGTTTTAAGCGACGAATCATTAACGTCTGGACTTGGTAGTTGCATCATTGAATTATCGGGGAATGTGAGCCAAAACTCGCACCCTAGAAGGTATCTATTATCAATCACATTCACTGAATTATATATTGTTAACACATTATCTATAAATGTGTATGTGAAATTAACAATTTCATTTATTTGTGATATGTTGCCATCGAAAGATGATAGCACACCTAAATTTATTGATGTGCTATCTAAAAATAATGGGATTATTTTATCATTATTATTTTTGAAAATCTCAAATTTCATAAAACTTAACTGCCTTGTTTAATATCCCAACACGATTATCATTGTTCATTATTTCATAATAAAAATTTTCATTATCTAAAATAACTTCAAAAAAACTATCATTAACTTCATTGAAATTGGTCACATTTTTTTTATTAACAAATTCAATAATTGAACCTTCTTTTGCATTATAAAATTTGGCTTTCATGTAAATTTTTGAATAACCATGTTCCCTGAAATAATGAAAATAAATATTTTCCGTGTTTTTAATATTGTTCCCAATAAATATTGGAATAAATATATCATCCACAATATCTTTCAATAATACTCTTCTTGAAGATGGCACTGTTAATATCTTTGAAAATAGTAATTTTTTATTTACACCAGTCTCATTATAAAATTCTAATTTAAAAAAACTATTATTACTTTGAGGTGTGATTTTTCTTATATCTTCAATAGTAAAACTATTTTTTGTGTAATCAAGAAAATATTGATTATTATTTTTAAAATAAAAGTCAAATCTAACATCACATATTGTTAAATTATTCAAAGAATATGGTTTATTAATATATCTTATCGTTTCTAAATTAACAATTGGGTTTATTATATCATTTATTAATTCATTTTTAATATATTCATTAATCCCATTTTGCCAATCCAACGTTATATCATTTGTTGATGATATATTAATTGGGATTTGATTTACATTTTTTAATATTTCCATTAACAATTAGGTAGTTTAACTGAATCTTTTTTATTTTTAAATGAATATTCATTTCTTAAAAAAAAGTTTATTGATTTCATTAAATAATGTGAATTATTCATAAATGGATAATCAAGTCCATTTCCATTATCATCAATAAAACCCATTTCATATTCATCACGCCAAAACCATTTATTATTCATATACCTTGAATTTGATGGTAAATTTTCAATATCATCACCATTATATGTTTCGACATAATTTGAAAGGTATTTTAATTTAAGTTCATAATTTGGTTGATAATATAAACCAAACGGATTACTAACTGTAGCCCCAGAATATACATTACTTGATGTTTGATTATGATTGAAAATATTTTTATCAATAACTAATTTATGTAAAGGCTCTGATATGACTCGTTCACTTAATGTTAATGGGTTATATTCAACAAATTGACCAATAATTTCATCATCAATATTCAATGGTTCACCAATATTTATATTTTCATATATTGAATTATTTAAAAAATGATTATCACTCCAACTATCATGAAAATTAAATTGAAATCCTGTTTTAATTCTTTTAAATAACTTTGATTTATTAACATTGACAATTGTTAAGAATATTCTATCTAAATTATTACCTAAATTGTTTTTATAATTAACATTATTGAATGGTTTTTTGAAATCGTAGAATAATGTTTCTGACCTATTCTTTGTTTTAATCACATCATTTGTTCCATCGCTATTTTCAAAAAATATTCTTTTCTCTTCTTTAAAAATTGATGATTCAAAACTTGCAACATCATAAATTACATCATTATAATTTGTTAAAACTCTATTTTTAATAACATAATAATCACACAAAATTTTATCTTTATGTGAAGCATATTTTTTTATTGTAACTAAATTATTTAATGTGATATTATTTTGTTTTTTATTGATATAAAAAACATATTTTTCGGAATTTTCAATATTGTCACCTAAATCATAAACTTCATAATCATAACCATTAATCAATACATAATCACCAACAATTAAACCATGTGGAATTGGAGAAGTAATTTTATAAAAGTTATTATTTATTTCAACTCTAGCAGGAAAACCATTATTTGATTTAAAATTAATTATATTAACCCCTTCAGTTTTTGTCAATCCACTTAATGTGTATTTCATTGGGTAATCAAAATCATTTCTATATGGATATGACAAATGAATATTCCAATTGTAATATGGTGCATCTAAAATTGAGACATTGCTATCACCAATAACATTTGTTATATTATTTATTTGACCCAAATCATCAATTGTGAAATCAATATCATCCAATTCCAATCTTGAAACATCCTTTCTTATTAATGCAAATTCATCATAAGGTAAATAACCATTATAATCACCAGTCCCATCAGTTAAATAATATAATTTTTTTGTGACATCAGGATTTGTTGAATAACCTGAATATGAATTGGAAAATATCATTTTTATTTTTCCATAAATTCTATAATTGTTTGATTTTTGACGTTCAACATTAAATTGTTCAATGAGATTAATATCATAATTAATCTCATTTTCTCTTAATAATTTAAGTGAATTATTTAAAACAATATTTTCAGTTAAATTAATTTCTTGACTGTTATAATATTTTTTTGAAGGTAATATATATTCTTTCATTAATTAAATGCGTTTTTCGGACCAAATAAATCATTAAATTTATCCAATGCTGTTCTATTTGGTTTTAAACCAAAATAAAATAAAAATGGTGTTGATAATATTTGTTTTGTTTCTGAATAATAATCAACAGTTTTAGGGATTATAAAATCCATTGTATAATTCCAATAAATTCTTTGCCAAGTTCCACCTTCACCATATCTTATATATAAAATACCATTAATTGGTAATTCTGTTGTTCCTGATGTGACATAAAGATAAGAAAACCCCGGGAATTCATTGTTGAAACTTAAATGATTATCAACCAATGATATTATATTAAATTCAATATTATTAATTGCATTATTTGAAACATTATTGAATGTTTCACCACTATTTGTGTATGTAATTGGTAATAACATATATCTATCAGATGAATCATTTAACGTATTGCCAGTATTGAAAACATTATAACCATAAGTCATACCTTGTAATGGTTGTATTTCTACGTTGGTATAATCCCATCTTTGTGCATCTTTAGCATCATTATAAGGACCAAAACCTCTACCACCTTTTTCCCATAAATAAAATGGTATTTTTTGTGATGATTCTGTTAATCTACCATTAACAAATTTACCATTATAATCAATATGTGATGGTTCATTTAAACATAACCTTGTTCGTTCACCATCTTCATCCAATCTCATCGTTATTGGTAATGCACCCCATTCATTTGTTCCATTCTTGAATATATTTGGATAAGTTTCTGGGTCTAATATCTGATAACTATAACCCAAATATTTTGGGTTCTGTAAATCAAATCCTTCAATACCAACTTCATTATTTGTTGAAATTAATTGTAAAATATCACCAGCTAATGGATTTGTAAAACCAAAACTTTGAAAACCTTTATTTGAAAAGAAATCATTTAAACTCATTTTTCCATTTGTTGTATCCATTCTATAATTAATGAATAAACCCATTAATTCACCAAAGTTTTTAAATGTTGTTTGACCAATATCTCTTACTACACTACAATTTGGGTCAAGAGATGGGTCAACACATATTTCTTTAATAAATTCATCTCGTGGACCTAAATCAACTAATGTTGTTGGTCTATGTAATTCAATTTTATTGTTATTATATGTTTCACCCCATTTTTTTGTGATTACATTATAAAAACTTGAACGATAATAAAACCTATCATGTTCTGGGATATGTTTAACAACTTTACCACAATATATTGGATTTCCTTGTGCGCTAGTTGTTGATTTGAAAGGGAAAAAATATAATGAACCAGATAACCAGTTATCAATGAAACTATAATTTACAATTCCGCCACAAAATAATTTTCCAATACGTTTTCTTCTACGATATTCATTTAATAATGCTGTTAACCTTGAACCTGATTGAGTTCCCGGGATAATTGTGAAAATCCCATCCCTAAATTCACTTTCACCACTTTTGCTTAATGGATTATATTCTTTTGGTAATTTATAACCATCATCTGATATGATTGTACCATAAATTTGTTGACCAACCTGTGGTTTAATATATGTTCCTTGGGTTAAACCTGAATTTGTATAATAATATTTAATTAAATTTTCATCATATAAAGTATCATAAATGGCACAACCTTCTTCCAATTGTACATCTGGTGTTGTTGGCTCTTTTAATCTTCTTTTATCAATTATTTCAACCTCATATTCAATATCATCACTAAAATAACCATAATTATCAACCAACTTTAAAACATTATTTTCTAAAATTAAATAAATTGGTGAAGAATCATCTAAAAATATTGTATTTCTAGTTGATAAAACCATTATTCCATAAACATCATTTTGATATGAAACTAAATCATACGTATTATCTAATAATCTGACATTATCACGGCAATAACCTTCTTCCATCTCATCATAAGATGTGAACATATAATTTGGAATTTCTAATGTTCTTTCATTAAGGTTTGTTGAACCTTTAATTGTCATTGTTCCAACAGTACAATATTCTGTTCTTACATTATCATTAATTGGTGTTCCTAATTCATCACTATTACATTCAACACATTCAGGATAATTAACTAAAAACATTTGTTTTTGTCCAGAATTTTGAAGTTTATATGCAAAATCTCTAATAGTTGATGATAAACTACGTATTGGCCAAAAATCAACTGCATCAGCTAATGGATGAAAAACATTTTTTGTTATTACATTGAAGAAGTTTAATATAACTAAATTTAATAAGTGTTCTAAAAACCCTAATATCTCAGCAATTAATAATGAGAAAGTAAAATTTTTAATTCCAAAATTTACAGGTGGTGTTAATACTGAAGAATCACAATCATTTTCTGAATCTGGATGAAGTTCCTTTAACCCAATAAAACTATCTGAACTTGCGAATAAACTACCTGAAATATGTGAACCATGTAAACTAGAAACTGTATAGACTTTATTATAATTTAATCTATAGAAGAAATTTTGTGGGTAGTAAAATGAACCATCATTATATAATAATTCAGTTAAACCATCTTTTGGATAATCATCATAATCAGTTGACCAAGCGTAAGATTTATTAACATCTAATGAATATTCTTTAATATTAGGTAAAAGATAAGATGCTGTATATCTAACACGACCTAATGTATCATTATTCATTGTTATTCTAAACCTATAACATGAACCTGTTGCAATACCTTTATTCGGGTCATTGGTATATTCATTTTCACCATATTCATTTGTATAAACATAATCCATGTTCATTTTGATTGGTGCAACAAAACTACCATCTTCATCAATATCTGCTATAACCCCCAAATCTTCGATTATAGGTCTGTTATTTCCATCTCTCTCAATAGTGAACCTTAATGCTTCAATCATGCCTGTACCGGCAACTAATTGGCATTTATCACCCATATTTCCACGTGGAATACAATTTCTATTTATTGAATTTTTTCCAGAATCAGAAAATATTGAACCAATAAGATAAGCTGTGGGTTCAATTTTAATCCCTTTATCTGATAAATCAAAATCAGCTCTCGTTAAACCAATTTGACATTCATCAATTGAACCCCAGAAAGGTGCAACATCAATTGTTTGATTGAAAGACACAATTTGAGGTAATGAATCAATATTTTCAGAACTTTTAAAACTATATTTTGTTTTAAATTGACCAATACCAACACCATTCATTATAAAATCATAAGGTCTTAATGAAAAACAACCAATATCAGATAAATCAATATCAATATGTAATGTTTGTTGACCAACTGGAACACCCCAAATCATAAAATCACCACTTTCATTTGTTTTGGTAGTGTATTTATAATATTTTTCATAAACCTCTAATATTTCTTCTCTACCCATAATATCATCTTGGGATGGGAATGTCCCTGTTGGTTCATGTCCTGAATGTTGTTTTTCTTTTGCTAATAAATTATAACGATAATTATTACCATCAACATCATTAATTGATTTATATGGATATAATGTTGAAATCACATTATCCGTTTCGTCAATTTCATCTAATGGAATAAATATACTAACTTTTGCATTTGGTAAACCAAACCCATTATTCGCTGTTACTCTACCACATACAACACCATAATCACTACAAACTGATTTATAAACATCTGATTGTGTAAATTTTAATGATAATACTTCTAAGAAATCAAAACTTTGTTCTAAATTAATTTTTAAAACCTTATCTTTTGAATTTGTTAATATTCTAAAACGTTTATTTTCCATTATTAATAAATATAAAAAAAATGAATTTTATAATTATTAAATAATAAGATAAATAATGTTAAAAGTAAATAACCTTTAAATATAAAACCCCCGAAAATTTCGGGGGTTTTTATTCTTCAAATATACTTACACATTGTTTAATTTAATTTTAACATAAAAGTTGGTATCCAATTGTGTATATTGTACATTGTTGTATTCACTTTTATTTGTGTATTCTTTGTTTCAAACATACTATCTCTAAGATACCCCCCACACTGATTACCCCTTCTTGCATACCACAGTTCTTTACCTACAGGGTTTGCGTCACACATTATTTTTATTGTATCTTTCCTTACTACTTGTGCTGATATTATATTAATTCCACTATCCCATGATGTTAAATTTGGAAAAACCTCATTATTGTGCGCAGTCCAAATGTCTGGTGTACCATAGCCCCATGTTTGGTTTTTTAATTCAAAACCAATATTAGGTACAGTTGTATTACCTGAATAATCAGCATATATAATTGAATTAATTCCAGTGTAATCAGTGGTATCTATTTTTAATGGTGGGTATATTAAATCGAATTTTATATATATTGCATAGTAAGAGCCTAATTGTTCAATATAATAATTGTTAATCACGATTGGTTTTTTATTTTCACCTTCAATTATTTTTTTCTCACTCCAATAACCTAACCCACCACCCATAATCCTAGTGCCAATTAGATTTGTATGTACTTTATCTGAATAGGGTAATTGATATGTTGTTGAACCAAGAGTTACATTAGCCATTTCAGTTGCAAGTTCAAAATGTGCTATCGGAATCATTGGCCTTTTATTTATGTTATTAAAACTTTCAAATGAACTAACTTGATATATAACAAATTGAAGTTTTGTGTTTTGGTTTAATTTAAAGTTCACATACCATTCTATTGCCCTAAATAATTTTTTAACTTTTTCTTTGTAAATTTCCTTTTCTAAATCAGTTGTTGCTTGTTTATCTGCCTCACCTTGTAAAAAAGATACAATTGGTATGCAGATATTTTTGTTCTGTGCTTTCACTAACGATACAATTTTATCCAAAACCTGATATAGTTGATAGAATCTAAGTAGTAGTGTTGAAATATCTATACCCCCTTCAGCTATTTTACACACAATAGTTTGGTATTGGTAATCTGAAGGATTAGACACCAATTTTGCTTTACACAATTCATTAAGAAACATTTCATTTTGTGATAAAAGTGGTGTTTCTATTTCTGTTGTAGAAATTGATACTAATGTTGATGAAGATAAATTTGTTGTACTTGCCTTTATGCCGTTTGATAATTGTAAACTATCATAATTATTATTTGTAGAATTTTGAGCTAATGTACCAACAGCATTACTTTGCCCTATCATTAACATTAAGTTTACATCCTTTTCTATTATAATATTACTATTACTAATAGTATCATTAATGTTAGAATTAAAAAACACCCTATATGTTGATGGGTATGATAATTGAGCTACTCTACTTTGTATCCTTACAAAACAATTTTCAGTTGCTATATATTCAATTAGTTTTGCTGAACCAGAACCAGCAATACTTTTTGTACTATCATATACCTTTTCATTTGTAAACACTGATACTTGAGCATAAGATGATGAAGCCCATCCAACAGCCTCAATCTTACTACCTTTGCTCAAATAAATATAATCTGTGAGAAAATACACTGCGTCTGCTTGAATCATACCACTTGCAAGCAAAACACCTGAATTTTCAATATAATTACCAGAAACAGATATGTCTTTTATATCACTAGTTTCAATGCTTGAATAATTATCACCATAAGATTCTAGTGACTTAATGATACTTTGATTTGTTATATTCCTAACGATACTAATCGGAGTGTTTGAAACACTAACATTATTTGTCACAACAACATAACATTCTTCCTCTGATATAAACCTCCCATAGATTTTTTTATCAATTGTTGCATTTTTACCTGCAATACTTTTAGCTTGTTGATATACACGATTAATATCAAAGTATGCTAATACAGCATATCCAGATGCTCCATTAAGTTCATAATCGATATAATCACCATCAAAGAGATGTATGAAGCCAGTATGTTTATAATTTTGTGTACCATCAAATGTGACACTCCCATTTGTATATAATATACCACCAATAAACTCACTTGATACATCAATAATTTGTTCATCTGTTATCATTATTGTATTTAATGAATTGTTTATATCATTAATTTTAAAATTTAATAATTTCACGTAATTTGAAGAATATGTAGATGGTCTATTTTGAACTATAACAAAACAATCATCTGTTGCAGTAAAAGTATAGTTTATTAATGCACTACCAGTTGATTGGATACTTTTAGATTTATTATATATTTTATTTTCATCAAATACTGCTAAAACACAATATGACGTTGATGTTACTTGTGATGAGAATGTAATTTTATCTCCATTTTTTAGTTTTATAAAATCAGTATTTAGGTAAGCACTATCAATAATATAGCTACCATCTACATATAAATACGTTCTATTAATTGAGAAAAGTTTATCTGTTTTATCTACTAATATTCCATTTTTAATATTTTCATAATCAATTGATTCTATGCCTACTACATTTTTAATTAAATACCACTGATTACCCTTTTTCTTTAATTTATCACCAATATTTAAAGTCGTTCCTGTTGTAAAATTTGAACCAGAAAAAGCTGTTAGACCACTTACTATTACATCATAATATGCACCATCAGTAAAACCAGTTGATGGTATTGAAGTTAATGTTGGTGTATTAGTTGTTGCATTATAATCACCCAATGATATTGCACCATTAGTATATTCACTATAACTAACTTTATCATTCAACGCATTCTGTGTTGCTGTTGAGATGGGTTTATTTATATCACTCGTATTATCAACATTATTCAATGATAGAAGTGTTTTAATTTTGCTTGCATTATATGTTGAAATTGGAATTGTTTTTCTTTTAAATCTTTTCCCATCATTTCTAATAATAATATCAATATCATCACCAACTGATGTAATATCTGTTACATCATATTCAAAAAACCCTTCATTATTTCCATTTTGAATATAAACAATATTTGGTGTATTTGTAGATGTTTTAAACGAACTTAAACTATAGTAATCAATTTTTGAATTAATTGATGTTGCTAAATTATTTATTTCTGTTGCGCTTAATAAATCACCAGTTTGTTTATTTAAATCAATATTTGCCATTTATTTCTTTTTATTATATAAATATTGATAAAAATAGAAAACCCCCGAAATTTTCGAGGGTTTTCTATTTTTAATAAGTTGGAATTGATGGTGTTTTAAATCTAATTTTAATATCTTTATTTGGGTATCTTATTTGAAAAATTTGATTTGAATCCATATAAACAAACATATCATTTAATTTTATTTGTTTTGTTGTATCATCAACATAAGATTGCAATACTTGATTTGATGAATATGTTCCACCAATTAAATTATAAACCCTTGTTTCAACAATATTTGCAACCCCAGCGATTTGATTTATAACATGATTATAATCTGAAACCAAGAATGGTTGACCCATAACCCTTTTATTAATATCAAAATAAAGATTTGATTCAGAAATTATTTGTTTAACAACATCATTACTATTTGCATTCTTATCAATAATAATGTCAATTTCCAAACCCAAATCAATAACTTCACCATTCGTTATTTCAATATAATCATTAACCATTTTATATTCTTCAATATAATTTAAAACATTATCAATTAAATAATTTGAAACATTGTTGGTTAAATTCCCATTTTCATCATAACTTAATAATTTAATTGATATTTTATTATCAACTTCATAAACATTAACTTTTGCTGGTGCGCCATATCTTGATGGCATATTTTCAATTAATGATTTATAATCATTTAATGTAACTGCTCTTTTCTGTGCTGAGAAATTATAAGAAATCATATTTCTAATTTCTTCAACTGATGGTTGATTTGCACCACCAATTGCTGGTGTTACATTTGTTACCCTTAATGACCTATTAACTTGATTATTTATATTTATATTTGGTCCATTTAAAATGAAATCACTATTATCAACCGAATTAATAACATTAACACCAATATTTGAATCTTTCCCACCACCAACACGATATTTTATGAATAGTGTTGTATTAACTTTTGGGATTTCACCTAATATTGAAGAATCTTGAACTAATTTTGTAAAACTATTTGGTAATACGCCATTAACATAATCATCAATATTTTTCAATTGATTATTAACACCTGAACCAAATGTTATATTCAAATAACCTTCTGGTGTATATTCTGTAACAAATTTTTTATCAATTAATTTATTATAACCTAATTTTGTTGATTTTGGTGATACTTTACTATCAATAAAAACTGAATCATCAATTAATGAATCAACTTCATACCATCTATAATCACTATCATCATAAAATTCAGAATTGGTTGGATTTGTTGTGAAACTTGTTCCATCTTTATGAATAATTGAAACAACATTTAAAACATTTTGTTCTGGTAAATAAATTTTAAAAAATGGTTTTTGGTCATTTTCTGAAATAACTTTTCTAAATATTTTGGATACACCATTAACAACAGTTTCTCTTTTGGTAATTGTATAAGATATTAATTTATTATTGTTATCAAAATTTGGTATTTTCAATCTATTCGGTTCACCAGCGGAATTGAATGGTGATGAGAAATCAATATCATCAATTGTTTCAAATATTTGACCTCCACCAGAAACTTGAACACCACGTCTTAAAAGACCTTCATATCTTTCATCATCTTTATCACCTCTAACCGGAACATTTATTGAAAAATCACATAATGCAACTGAAGGTTTTAATCCACCAATTTTTAAACCATAAGTTTTTGCAATATTATATAATGATATTCTTTTCTGTGCATAATTTAACATTGTTTCTTGCCATACTCTATCGATATGAAAATGTAAATTATCAGCAACAGCGGAATTCAAATCTAATAATACTGAAAATATTGAGGCATCATTTGTATTTTGGATTAAATCAGGGTAATAATCTTTAGTTAGTTGAACTAAATCATTTCTAATACTAGCAAAATCTCTATTAGTATATGATATTTTCTTTGCCATTATATATTAATTATTATAAAATCACTAGTACTAAAAGTACCACTGTTTATTGTATATGTTATTGTTATTTTTGCTGTATATTCACTGGTTGATTTGGATGATGTTCTATATAAATTATAATTTTCATCATCTTTAATTTTCACATTATTTTCCAATAATGCGTCACCAGTTAATATAGTTATATTGGTTATTGTTAGATTTGGTATATATTTTTTAACAGCATTTCTTATATCATCTTCAATATCATTATGTGTTAATGTATCATTTGGGTCAAAAATGAAATAATATATTCTTGTTCCGAAATCTGGTTTAAAATATCTACTACCTTTGGTTGTTAATATTAAATGCAATAAATTAACTCTAACTTCTTCCTCGGGGGATTTTGTCATTCTAAGAAAATCACCAAATAAACTATCACCAAATGGAAATCTAATTCCGTATGTTGCCATATTTAAGTTATTTAATAATAAATATAAAATATTGTAAATATTATTAAAGTCAATAAAAAATCCCCCGAAATTTCGGGGGATTTTTAAATAACAACATTATTGAATTTCTTCATCACAAAACTATCAGGTTTATTAATATTTTTGTGAATATAATTATGAAATTTACCATAAACCTCTAAATTTAATATATTCCAATTCTCTGGTAATCTCTCGTCACAATAATCAAATAATGATAAAGTTAATTTTTCATTATGTATTTTTTCTGGTAAATGTTCAATCCCATAATCAACAAAAACACAATTAATATTTTGAAATAATTCACGTAATGACATTTTTCTATAAGAATATATCATATCAAGTGATAAACTTTTCCACTCTAAAATATAAATAAATTTAAAATGATATAAATTGTTTTTTCTCTCAAAACTAAAATGATGATTATTAAAAGTTGTTAAGCCTAACTTAATAAAAAAACTTTTCATTGATTAAGTTGATAATTTCTTTAATTTATTTGCATAAGGTAATGACCTTCTAACTTCTGGATGCATATTTGGTTTATCAAATAAACTTTCATATCTATCTTCCAATAACTTTATTATTTCTTTCTTTTCCATAGATTTCAAATTTAAAAGATTCTGGTTTATTAAGATTATCAACATCAACCAGATTGAGTTTATGATTTTCAATTGGCTTAAAAACTTCTAAATGTTTAATATTCCAATTTTCCGGCAACTTTTCACCTTTATATCTAAATATTATTAATTTTAAAGTTTTGTTAATGACATTATTTTCAAATATAGTCACATCATGGCATATAACGATTAAATTATTTATATTATTTAAAATATGTGACGTATCTTTTGTTCTAATTAAATATATATCATCAATTGTAGGATTAATTTTTTTAAATCTACAATTTTTATATCGATTGTTTTTATGAATTCTTATTATTTTTTTTAAATATTCAATTTTTGCTTTTTTAAAAAAAGATTTCATATTATTTAATTATATATTCTAA